ATATCAATGCCATAAATTTATTGTTGCGTGAATATGCTAATGTAAAAATATATTCTGAAACTACTCCTATAGAAATAGATAATTTAAGTGTTCTTCTAGTTCCTTGGATTAATCCAGAGAATGAAAAGAAAACTATGGCAATGATTGAGCAATCAAGATCTCCTGTTGTCATGGGACATCTAGAACTTCATGGATTTAAAGTAAATGATTATGTTGTAATGGAACATGGAACAAACATAGATCCATTTGCTAAATTTGATAGAGTATACTCAGGTCATTTCCATACAAGATCTAGTCAAAATAATATTCATTATCTTGGTAGTCCATATGAAATGTATTGGAATGATTGGAATGATACTAGAGGATTTCATTTATTTGATACAGAAACTCTAGAACATACTCCTATCAATAATCCTTATAATATATTTGAAAAAGTATTTTATGAAGATACACCATTTCAAACATTTGATACTAGAGGATTTGAAGATAAGATAGTCAAAGTTATTGTAAGAAAGAAATCAGATATAGGTCAGTTTGAGAGATTCATTGATAAAATATATTCAGCAAATGTAGCAGAGTTGAAGATAGTAGAAAACTTTGATTTCAGTGGATGGTATGATACTAGTGAGACTGGATATGAATCAGAAGATACTCTCTCAATACTTAACAGATATATTGATGATTCAGAAGTGAATTTAGATAAGTCTCTAATTACAAAAATGGTAGATGAGATATATCGTGAAGCATGTGAGGTGGTATAATGTATATTCTAGCAATTAAAGGAAAGGAAAAGAATGGAGCTTATTCTGTAGTTGATGAACAAAATCAGAATGTTTTATACATGTTTATTGAAAAAGATGATGCAACTAGATTTGCATTGCAGTTAGAGGAATTAGATTATCCAAAAATGAGAGTCATGGAGATAGAAGATGAGATGATGATTAGAACATGTGAAATGCATGGTCATAAGTACGCTGTCATCACACCAAATGATATAGTGGTTCCCCCTGATGAGGGAGGTGAATATGATTTTATTTAAAAAGATATCTTGGAAAAACTTCCTGAGTACAGGAAATCATATGATTAATGTTGACTTAGATCAAAACTCTACAACTTTGATCATAGGTTCTAATGGCACAGGTAAATCTACAATTTTAGATGCATTGACATTTGTATTGTATGGTAGACCTTTTAGAAAGATTAGTAAAAGTCAACTAGTAAATGCTACAAATGAAAAGGATTGTTTAGTTGAGATTGAACTATCTGTTAATAAAACTGATTGGAAAATAATTAGAGGATTCAAACCTAGTATATTTAAAATCACTAGGAATGGTGAAGATTTAGATCAGTCATCATCACAATTAGATCAACAAAAGTGGTTGGAAAAGAATGTTCTTAAGATGAACTATAAATCTTTTACTCAAATTGTTATATTAGGATCTAGTACATTTGTTCCATTCATGCAATTACAATCTACCAGCAGAAGAGAAGTGGTAGAAGATCTATTAGATATTAAGATATTCTCATCAATGAATACTCTAATAAAGGAAAAGATTCGTGGTGTGAAAGAAGAGTTGAAGACTTTTGAACTGAAGAAAGAATCTCTTAAAGATAAAGTTGAGATGCAACAGAATTTTATTAAGGAGTTAGAGGAGCAAGGTAAAAATAATATTGCAGAAAGTAGAAAAAAATCAGATTCTTTAAGTGATGAAATTTGTGTTTTGACTATGCAGAATGAAGACTTGAATGATAAAATATATGGATTAACTGAAGATCAAAAGAAACTTACTGGTGCAAGTGATCAGTTATTAAAACTGAATACAATTAAAGGAAAGTTAACACAAAGAGTATCAACTCTTACAAAAGAGCACAAATTCTTCTCAAAAAATAAGGTTTGCCCTACCTGTACACAAGATATTCAAGAGACCTTTAGGATAAATAAGGTGAATGATGCTCAATCTAAAGCACAAGAATTGAAATCTGGTTTTGATGAACTAGAGCAAACAATTAAAGCAGAACAACAAAGAGAGCAACAATTCACTACAGTTTCAAAGGAGATTACTAAACTCACACATGACATTTCTAAAAACAATACTAGAATATCTGGATACCAACGACAGATCAGGGATTTGGAACAGGAAGTTCAGAGACTTACCTCCCAAATTGCAAACAGAAATACTGAAAAAGAAAAACTTGAAGAGTTTAGAACCAACTTGCAAAGAACATATGAAAATCTAGCAGAGAAAAAAGAGAAGATCTCTTATTTTGATTTCATCTATAGCTTACTAAAGGATGGTGGTGTTAAAACCATGATCATCAAGAAGTATCTACCACTGATAAATCAACAGGTTAATAAGTATCTTCAGATGATGGATTTTTATATTAACTTTAAACTTGATGAGGAGTTCAATGAAACCATTGAGTCTCCTATTCATGAGGATTTTTCATACTCATCTTTCAGTGAAGGAGAAAAGATGAGAATTGATCTAGCATTATTATTCACTTGGAGAGAGGTTGCTAGATTTAAGAACTCTGTAAATACAAATCTATTAATTATGGATGAGGTATTTGATAGTTCACTAGATGGTTTTGGTACAGAAGAGTTTTTAAAGATAATAAAGTATGTAATACAAGATGCAAATGTCTTTGTGATATCTCATAAAACAGGATTAGATGAAAGGTTTGAAAATGTAATAAAATTTGAAAAAGCAAAAGGATTTTCCAGTATGGCAAACTGAATAAGTATATACACGTAGGCATTTCTTTTTGTTAACTTTTTCTTAATTATCAGCATTCTCTGACTAAATATTAGTAGTTGAAGGGAGGTGTAAATGCACAACCTAGTTTCACACAATGAGCTTTCAAATTGGAAGTGGGATGAAAAAGAAACTATGGGAGAAAAATACGACCAAGTATCCGATTACTTCCAATGTATCTCTGAATGTGGAATTGCTGATCATGCTGCAAAACGATTTTGTAGACACATCCTGACCACCTAAAATAGGAGAAATCAAGACTGAGATTCCCACCTTCACAGGTGGGATTAGTACGTGTGCCAATAATATTAGTGGATCAAACCTGGCTTCATAGTCAGGTTTTTTGGTATAATAAGTATATCAAGAGCAAGGTATTATGGTCAACTATGAAATCAAATCACAACTTGCAAAGTTGTTAGCAACAGAAGATCTCATTGTTGAGAATCAGAATGTAGAGACTGCACAATTCAATGTTCAGACTAGAGTGTTGACTTTACCAAGATGGACAAATGCATCTGAGGCAGTATATGACCTACTAGTTGGTCATGAAGTAGGTCATGCATTATTCACTCCAGACTGTGAGTGGTTTGATAAGTATCCAGGTCTTCCACAATCAATCATTAATGTGGTAGAAGATGCTAGAATAGAAAAGATGATGAAGAGAAAGTATCCTGGTTTATTGAAGACTTTCTTCAGAGGATACAAAGAGTTGAATGATGAAGATTTCTTTGAACTTGCTGATACAGATATCAATACTTTTAACTTAGCAGATAGAACAAACCTTTTCTTTAAGAGTGGTAATCATATAGATATCTCATTCACATCAGAAGAGCAAGTGATTGTTGATATGGTTGCTGCATGTGAAACTTTTGGTGATGTTCTTGAAGCATCAAATGCATTACATGAGTTTTGTAAATCTGAGAGAGACAGACAAAATAAAGAACAGTTAGAGAAAACACCTGAGATTAGTTTGAAAGGTGAAGCACAGCAAGGTGACACTTCTGATTCATCAGAAGAATCATCTGAAGAAGCACCAAGTCTAAGTGGACAAGGTGAATCAGATGATGTATCAGGTGATGAAAATACTTCAGAGCAACCTGTTGAATTGCATTCTCAAAAAACAAATGGATATGGTAAAGGCGCAGCATCATATGGATCAGATATTGAATCAATCACTGATGAACTTTTCAATGAAAAGGTTGGTGAGTTAAATGATTCTCATACAGGAGAAATGAGAGATAATCTTTATGCTGAAGTTCCTAAAGTAGATCTAAAAAAATATATCATTTCAAATGAGCAAGTTACTAAAGATTTAGATTATCATTTTAATCAACAAGATATTGATAGATTTGATGAGGAGATGCTTGGAAAAATGGGATATTATCCAGATACTTACTTTGGTTTAAAGTATGTTGATAATGAGTATGCTAAGTTCAAAAAGTCTGCACAGAAAGGAGTCAACTTCCT